AGGCCCGCCACGGGCTTCGGTGTCTCTTTCGGCATGTCGTCGTTCTCCTTGCCCAGCGAAACGATGGGCGCTGCGCCGAAGCCTCGGCGGATGTTTTCGATTGCCTCGCGCACGAGTCCGTGGACCATGCCGCGTTCGATGAGCTCACCAAGGAAGGCCCGCGTCACGTCGGGCGCGATGCCGCTGCGGTCTTGCACCAGGCAATCTGGATTGGATGGCACCGGCACGACCGACCACTCCAGCAAAAGCTGCGCAAGGAAGTCGATCGGATCAGACTTGAGCGGATCGTCATCCGCCCGCTCTTCATCTGCTTCGACCCACTCTATCGGCTCGAAGCCAACCGAGGCCGTGCGAAGGAAGCCGGCCTTCACCATGCGGCCGACGGTGTTGCCGAACGAGTATAGGTCGGCCGGCGTGAATCGCGCGGTGCCGATGAGGCGGTCCTCGTCGTCGAGGAAGTTGGCGACGTCCTCGGCTACAGGCAGGCTGCTTTGGTCGTGGCCGAAGAGCACGACCGGGTTCGAGAGGAAGACGTCTCGCTGCCAGCCTTGCGGGTTGATCGTGCTGTTGTACGAGTCGACGCGCTTCGTGCTGATCACGAACGTAGCAACGTCCGCATCCTGCTCACCATCATCGAGCTTCGCGACCGCGGCGTCGCGCACTTGCTTGCCCGCGCCGAGGTCAGCGAGGCGGCGCACGATGGCGTCGACGTCTCGCGCACGGAAGCATCGGTCGCGCGTACCTCCAGGAAGGTACACGCGCTTGCCGGCGTCGGTCTGCAAAATGAGAGAGCGCTTGCCCATAGGTCAAACGCGCTAGGTCATCTGTCCGATGGCGTCAAGGGGGTGACCTGCTAGCCTCCTGGTCTCGGAGGTCATCGATGCTGAAGCAAAAGCTCGAGTCAATGGGCGCATGCAGCGAGGCTACCAACTGGGTCGGTGATCGAGACGGCCAGACCGCCTGGGCTGAATGCGAGCGCGGGGACTGGATGTTGTGGTCGATCCGTCGCGTTGGCGGTGTCGACCACAAAACTCTGATGCGTATTGCGGTGGCTTGCGCGCGGCGCGTGCAGGACAAAGATGCGAGTGGCACCGCAAAGCGCACGCTTGACGTCGTCGACAAGTGGCTGGCTGATGAGGCTACGCTGGCTGATGTCAGGGCGGCGGCGGCGGCGGCGGCGGCATGGGCGGAGGCGGCGGCGTGGTGGGCGGCGTGGGCGGCGGCGGAGGCGGCGGAGGAGGCGGCGGCGCGGGCGACGCGGGCGGGGTGGGAGGCGCGGGCGGGGTGGGAGGCGGAGGCGGCGTGGGCGGAGGAACGCAAAGCCCAAGCCGACATCATCCGCTCGCTTGTGCCATTCGAGATGATCGGGGGGAGTCTATAAGACCGCGAGCACAGCCTCTAGCTGAGCGTCAAACGCATCATCCATGGCCGCCTTGAGCTTTGCTTCGAGCGGCTGAAGCTTCGCATCGCGTGCTCGCCAGTACGCGGCGCGCTGCTCGGCCGTCGACTCGCGAGGCAGCGCGATGCCGCGGGTCACGAGCTCGGCGGAGCGCAGTTCATCGATGACGGTGCCAACCGTGCAGCGGCACATGATGTCCTGCTCGGCGATGCCGAAGCCCCCCGGGTGGTTCGCCTTCGCGCCCGCGAACGGGCCGGACTCGATGACGAATGGCGTGCGCAAGTCTTGCTTCTGCCCGTCGAGCTCGCGGTGCTCCTGCCGCGTGCGCCTGTCCGGGGTCGCGATCCATTCCTTCTCGATGTTGGCGACGCCGCTCTGTTCGAGCGCCTCGATGCCGGCGAAGTTCGCGTGCGTGACGGCCTCGGTCTCGGCGATGACCGCGGACCGTTCGGCCTTCGCCTTGTAAAAGAACGCGGTCACGTCGGCCTTGATCTCCTCGACAGGCTTGCCTTCGTCGAACGCCTCTTGCAGTAGGGCGCGCAGCTCTTCCTTGGTCACGCCATTGATCAGGCGCGCGATGCGCTCGTCGGCTAGCTCCTTCAGCTTCTCGCGGACCGCCTTCGTCTCGAGGTCTATCGATGCCGCGGATGTTTGCGTGTCGATACTCTCGGCAAGTTGACCCAGCGTCTCGTCACCCCAGACCTGCATGAGCTCTTCCACTGCCGGCACGATGATGCCGCCGATGTCCGCGCCGTCGATGGCGTTGAGCGCGCGCTGGATGTCGCCGGCCGTTAGGTCGCGCCTCATGGCTGGGCGAGCGCGCTGCTCTTCCTCTCGGTCTAGCTGGCGCACGATCTTGTCCGCCCACGAGCGTCCGGCGTCGCCGCCCCATAGTCCCCACGCAATGCGGCCGTTGCTCGGGTATCCGTCCTCGCCGGGAGACCAACCTTCGCCCTGCTTGTCGACCTCGTGCCGCGGGAAGTACGCGGCCATGCGGCGCACGCGCTGTGAGGTCATGCGGTCGTCAACCAGCATGCGCGCGGTTGTTCGCCCTACCGATGTGCCGCCGCGGCGAAACTCCTCGACCCAGCGCAGCGCGCGGGCCGCTTCCTCGCGCACGCCGTCAGGCACCGAGAGGTCGACCGCTCGAACCATGGCAGGCAGCACGACGGGGAGCGGGGTGCGAGACATCGACGTTGACGCTGGCGCACCGGGCGCACCTGGCGGTCCGCCCTCGCCATAGTACAGGCCGACGGTACGCTCGCTGCCCCATGGTTCATCGGTCGGCGGTAGGCCGATCGAGACGCGCTGTTCGTTGTTCGTCAACACGCCGGCCGCGAGGTGGTAGCCGAAGACTTGCTGCGGCTTGGTCTCGAGCGTGCGCGGACCGGGGATGTACGTCGCTCCGCTGGCGACGAAGAATCCAGAGCCGCTGCCGTCGGCGAGCGGAGGCAGTCCGGCCATGGCGCGCTCCTCGTCGATCGTGAAGCGACCGGGGAACGCCTGCATGGCGCGCAGCTGCGCCTCTTTGTCGGCCGGGATCGGGTCGTCGTACTCGACAACAAGCCGGTCGTCGAACATATCGGCGACGCGCTGGTACGCGATGCGCAACACCTCGAGCCGAGGCAGCTGCACGTTGCGCGCGCCGTGCATCTCGGCGGCCTCGCTCGCGGCGCGGTTGCTGTTGATCATGATCCCGAGCTGCTCGGGAGGGATGCCAAAAATCTGCTGTACCGTGTCGCGCTGTTGCTTGCGAAGCTCAACGATCTGCTGGTCGGCGAAGCTCGAGTCAAGCTTGTGGACGTCGACCTCGCCGCTCATGAAGTGGACGCGGTGCGCGTTACGGAAGCTTTGCTGCAGCCCGGCCCAGTTCTCTTGGATGCGACGAATGGCATCGGGCCCAGCGCCCTTGGCGCTGATGATGGCATCTGGGATGGCGCGGTTCTGGAACCATGCACTGATCGTCTTGGCTGCGTACTCATCGATGTCGAGCTCGTCGCCCATAGCGACGCCAAGCCCGACGCCGCGCCCGTAGGGGTTCGCCGGGTTCGGATCGATCATCATGACGACATCGGTCGCAGGAACCTGCCAGTCGGTGCCACCCATCCGGATGCGGTAGCTCGGGTCTTCCTTTGACGGGAACTGCAAGACCCATGTGCCAGGCACAGGGTACAGCCCGTCGGGCGCGCCGACGCTGTTGCGGGTCACAACCCATGCTGCCTCGCCCACGATGTCGTAGCTTCCGATCGTCGCCTGCCGCATCTCGCGACCGGACAGCAGCGCGTTCGGCCGCTCGATGAGCATCGACATCGGATGGTGAGTGAGTTCGCCGAGTTCGCCCGAGGCGAGCGCGCGACCCATCAGCACCCGCCGCTCCGCAGGCGCGGCCGAGCGCAGCGTGCGCGCTGCCTGCTGTGTGAGGCCGGTCGGCCGGTAGACGTGCCAACCGTGGCTGGCCACGGTGCGCGACACGAAGCCGGACGTCGCGCGGAGCCATGGGCTTTTCGAGTAGAGCTCGAGTGCCTCGGTGCTGCCGATCGCTGGGTACGTGCGCCCTGCCGCGCCACCGAATCCACCGGAGTACGTCGAGGACAGCAGACGCAGCGGGTCGATCTGTTTGGCCGGTCGCGCAAAGGCGCGCTTGAGTCGATCGAAGATTCCCACTGCGCCTCCAAAGAGGGCGGCTCGCGCAGCGTCGGGAGGATGATCGGGGAGGTCAGGCCGATCGGTGGAGGTCCGCCGCGCGGGCCGCCCGAGTGCTCGCTACACTGCGCTGGCCACGGGCGCAAGTCCCTATTGCAGTCGCGGTCGACCTGTGCGCGGGATGCGGATCGCCCATTCGGGCGAAGAC